TAAGATCAAGCTTATCAACGGAACCCGATCCGTTTAAGGTGTCACCATGAAATTTAAGGACCTCTTGCTTACTCACATCACCACTGGCTATATTTACAGTGTTGATGACTGCATGCCCCCCGACTTGAAGGGAATTTTCTATAATACTTTCATCAACAACCAGCGCTTCAGCGCCGATGACCCTCGCAGAAACCATCGATCTGTGTAATATCGGAGACCCGATCCCCGCCTGTCCAGTGCTTATTTCCCCATCTTCCGTTGTAGCAATGTGTATTCGTGATGAATCCGGGCTATAGACATTCGAGAAATTTGATGTTACAGCCATACCACCATTTGAGCCAATGTCGCGGTCGAAATAGTAGTAGCGCCTACCGTTTTCAGTGTAACCACTATCAGTCCAAATTGCGTTGGGGGTCCCACTTGTATTATCAAAATTGGTTGTTACTGTATTCCCATTAACATCAGTAAAAGTGATGTGGTCACCCGTGATTTTAAAATCCCCGTTTTCCACCCAGACTCTAAAACCTTCGAACACGTAGCTGCTTGATGTAAGCTTGTCCACGATAGTATTCACAGTCTCGACGGCACTCCAATTTATTGTATCGTTGTAATCATCATAAGCCCCGATTTGAAAATAGGCTGTGTTGTTTAAGCCTGAAATTGATCCGGTTGTTGCTTTCCCGTCATACACAATCTGAGGTGAAGTCATGTTTGATGATGTAGACATTCGAATCTTATATCCTTGTACATCATTTTCATTGCTTTTTGAAAATGAAAACGTGGCGGTATTCAAATGCGTACTATCAATATTAAATCCGGTGATTGACGCTGGTGCATTGTTGGTGAACGTGCGCGATGTACTCGTACTTGATCTACCAAGTACATCAATGGCAGTGACAACAACGACAACAATCCTTTCAGCTATACCATCGTTAGAAGCTCTGTTTTGCTCATAGAGAAACGTTGCACGATTACCAACTGCATTTGTTGAATGCAGAAGATCACCACTTTGATTTTTGAATTCTACTAGGTAATGAGATAGGTTAGCTGCCTCGTTATCAACGTTATTAGGATCATCAAAACGAATATGCAAATCCTTACTTTCGAAAACTGTGTTGGAGCTACTGCCTACCGCAAGCCTTAAATTCAAAGGATTGTTGAGGGCCGACCCTGACGTTTCCACATCTTCAATGAATAGTGATGTAGTCTCTTTCGGTCCGGAAAAGCCCGTTACACTCACAGGGAACACTGTCACGCTGTGCAAACCCACGTCCTGTGCGTTGAGTTGTATACGCTCCTGTGTGACGGTATAGCGCTCTTGATGACCTGTGGGGGCGTTATGCTGGACTACATAATGTTGTAAATATTGTGGTGATGTGGACGGCGCATCCCATTCAACTATCAACACTCGACTATTAACGCGATCTACCGTTGATTCTGTGATTTGTAAATCCTGTACAGCCGATACATTTGCAGCGGCGTTTTTAATGTCACTCGCCAATAAACCCGAAACCGGATCTATGTTTAGTACGTTGTAGGCTGCGACCTTCTGCTCATCCACCGAGACACCTTGGAATTTATAGTTCACTCCATCGCTTGAAATGTCGACGCCGGTTATTTTAAATTTAACGTCGTATACTGTGGAATTGAATCGATTGTTTTCATCCCTGATAGTTACGATCTGACCAACTTTGTATAAAGCTCCAGTAATAGGCATTTGCCATTCAACCAACTCGGTGTTGCGATTATTAGTTTCCAAAATCCACTGCACATGCCTTTGCGCTTGTCCGAGCCTTTGGCATCCCATTAACTCGACTGAATTCGATAGTATTCCGCGATGTGAAATATCCGGATGATTTGCAACAACAGTTGATATCTCGTAATTTTCTGCTGGATCACGCCACTTCCCGATAACCTGAGTGTGTCTTGATGTATCGGGCACGGAACTATAAGAGAAGCCAACGGCCATCACATCGTTGTTATCGATAACGGCGATTGAATCTGTATTGTCATCATCCCAGACGACCGATATGACCCCATTCTGAATCAAAATCTTGCCGTAGAACGAAGATGCCAGAGCAGACATTATCTTATAACTGTTGAGGGCTGTTGATAATTGTCCGCTGAATTCGAATCGCCTCTCTTGACCAGTACCGTCAATATTGGGCACTAAATTATCGCACCAACGTGCAGCGTTTAGGAAGGCTGCGTAATCGACTTGATAATCTTCAACTAGTTTACCATGGGCGTAACGCGTATTCAAAATAAGATCAAGTAGTATGAATGCGGGGTTCTTCGACACTCCCGTTTTAGTCATTCCGGTAAATGCGGCTGACGAGAAACGATTGTCTGCACTGCTACTGATTGAGTAGTTGTTTGGGAGCGGAATTTTTAGCCCATACACTTTGAACCAAATGGATCGAAGATTTGAACCAACATCCGATGCACCAATAGTTAGAGCGTAGTATCCGCAATCATCATATTTGTTTGCTGTACTGGTTAGTAGGTTATATGAAGAGAGACTAAATTTGTTTGTGTGCTTCTTATTTTTATGAGTGCTACCATCGGCCGGGTTCTCGACAAAGCTCTCTGTAGAATTCACGTATACAGCGCCGTTGCCGCCTCCGCTAGCGCCCATATCTTGCTTTTTCACTTGTCTATTTTCTGTGGTTTCCACTAACCGCTTTATGCGTATGCGCCATGATTGATTTGCAGCGGTTGGTCTGTCAATCCGATACGTTTGCGCCATCGGTTTGAGTACCATACTCTTCTGGATTCTGATCCACTTAGGGCTTGTCTGCCACGCACCATTGTTCACGCTGACTTGTACTTCAAACGCAGTTTGACTGGTATAATATTTCTCGCCGACGCTGTACAGTCCATCCCACGCAAGATTCAGTTTAACCGAATTATTAGAGGCCGGGATATTAAGTACTTTCCACGTGCCAGCATCTAACTCGATATTAGCGCCGACGAGTTGGCTGCTTTCAGTGAATCCGGGTACTGAGCTATTGTTTGATGTTGTTATCCATCTCTGAAATGTACTTCCGTTTGAGCACCATCGAAGTTGGCCGCGCTAACATCGTTTACATAAACACTGTTCTCTAGAAGCTCTTCTGTGATCACACCATTAATTGTCGGTCCTGCAATCTGACCTTCACTGATGATATGCACCGATCTGGACGTATGCTCGATCTTGGAGTCGATGATGTCATAACCATTGTCATCCTGTTGAACTTCATCTGATGCTATTTCTAGATCAACGATTGTTGATTGCGCGCGAGTGGGGCCTCCGTACACCAAGGGAATTCTCGATCCTGCATTAGCATTGTTAACACCACTTGAAAATATGGATTGATCGTTCTCATCAGTATTTTGTGGTTGATCTGCGAGTAGGGCAGTGGCTCCAGATAACGCCAGATTTGCACCCGTACTGAGTAGTGCTGTTTGAACTGTTGCTTGCGATAACCCAACAAGCCCGGCGCTAGGGACGTAGAAGCTCAGGGCGATGAGTGCTGCCCCACCCACTAATTTGCCTACCTTACTCTTTTCCGCTGTTAAATTCTCATATAAATGTATCTGGGTTTCATCATCACCAAACGGTATCATCAGATCGTCCAGACTCACAATATTCTCGTCCGATAAATCATCACCGACATAAACCAGAAATTCACCATTCGCGATATCATCAAGTAGTGACGGTTCATCTATGGCGATGCCTTGTATCAAAAGATCTATTCGGCTGGCTGGGAAAGATTTTTTCGCACCATATTTTGATCGCAATTGACCATAAAAATGCACATCTCTTACTATTAAATTATTCTCACTCACAATCGATGTGCCTCAGTATTTTCACTTGATATTCGTTGTACTTATCCGCGTACTCGCGACATGATAGCTGACCATATAGGTGGTGATATATCATGTTGTTTGGCAACACTACGGCTGCATGGTTTATAAGATCATCAGTATCGATTGCGTAAAGGATGATATCGTGCTCCTGTACATCGTCTTCTTCAACTTCAAAGAATCCGAGATCATCAAGTAAATGATAGTGGTTTATGCAATGCGCATCATCCTGATACCACCAATTGAAATCGCGAGGTGGGTTGGGCAGGTCAATATCAAGTGTCTTTAGATAATATAATCTTACTGCTGTCCAACAATCATAAACGCCGTGTATAAACGAATTACCGATCAGCGCCTTATCATCATCTGATTCATTGATAATCAAAATATCAGAGCAGTACTCCGATGTGCAAGCCACGATTCCAAAAGGCACATCATCGCCGAGTGATTGAGAAAGGCGCATATCACTAGCCGATGGGGTCCTGTAGTCTACCTTCAAATACCTGTGGTAACGATCTTGAACCACATTCCCTGCGGTGTCATACGGGTGGCTATGTATCAGCATATGCTGACTCGCACCCTTTATCATTTTTTCGAATTGCATAGGGTTGATTTTAAAATTATTTTTCGGATCGTCAGATATATTTTCTAGTCTTTTGTACGTGCGATTGACTACAACACCCACACTTTCATTAGGCCACTCAGAAATAGCATGATCTTTAATACGCTGAAGATTCTTTTCATTAACTTTCATTAGATGCGAAATTTTCCTACTGATGGAAAATCTTCTCTCAGAATAATCCGACGTGGGATGGTGGCGTTTATCGACAACGGGTGACCAAGTGCGAATTCCAACGTTGTTTTTGTATGATTTAATTTCTGTGTAATTACGTATTTCTGCAAATTAAATGTCTTATCTCCGTGCGCCGAAGATCCAATATATTTGTCGAGGGTCTGAAAAAATGACACCTCATACCCGTGCATGTTTTTGCTATTGATAACTTCACTCATTAAAGTCCGATGCACATTTGATAACGATAGAACCGGCGACGGTAAACTCCCATTAGTCGTGATTTGTAGATTACTGATTTGCATCGGCAATGGTATATAAGTGTCTCCAGCGAACATTATATTTGCCCCATCGTTGTCATG